ATAACTCGCTATTACACTCCGCTTGATCCATACACAGTAAACATTGATGATGTAATAACAATCACCGAAATTGCTACCGATGATAATTTTGATTTTACTTATGGAACTGTTTGGACAACTAGCGATTTCATGGTTGAGCCAATAAATAACCCAACTAAATCCTGGCCCTACAACAGAGTTTTAGCAATTGGAAGTTACATCTTTCCTTACCAATTACCTCAATCACTTCGAATTAAAGGCATTTGGGGATTCTCGGCAATACCACCTGAAGTTAATATGGCTACACTAATTCAATCATCACGCTTATTTGGTCGCAGGCAATCACCATTTGGAATCGCTGGCAGCCCTGAAATGGGAACTGTTAGATTATATTCTCGCTTAGATGCAGATGTTGAAGTATTGCTTCGCCCATTCCGCAAGAATGGTGGCTTGGCTAAGTGATCCCAAGCAATGTTAGAGATGGTTTAAAAACTAGATTACAAACAATTACTGGATTAAGAGTTTATGATTTAATCCCAGATACAGTAAGCCCACCAGCAGCAGTGGTTGGGCAATTAGATTTCACCTTCGATATAAACAATGCAAGAGGCTTGGATCAAGCAAATTGCGATGTGTTGGTGATTGTTCAACGCCTATCAGAGCGAGTAGCCCAAGATAAGTTAGATGCTTTTCTAGCAGGGTCAGGGGCTGGTTCAATTAAGGCCGCAATTGAAGGTGATAGAACTTTAGGTGGAAAAGTAAACACTCTTAGAGTTATTAGCGCTGAAGGCGGAACTTATGATTCTGCTGGCAGTTTATTCCTATCTTACAGATACCGCCTCACAATTTGGGGTTAAGGAGAAAAAAATGTCTTACATCGTTACCTCAGAATTAGAGGTTTGTAATAAAGTAAAAGGTGATGCAATCACTGAAAAAGAATTGCTTAGTGCAGGAGCCAACATCGAAGCATTGATTGAGGGCAACCACATTAAGGCAGCAGGGGGAATTATCAAACCAGCAATCCAAGAAGGAGCCGACAAATAATGGCAAGAATCGTATTAACAAATGCGCAGATCACGATAAATGCAGTTGATTTATCTGATCATATCGCAAGTGTAACTTTAAGCACATCTAATGATGTTATAGAAACAACAGGATTTTCATCAACTGCGGCAAGAACTCGTGTTGCTGGTTTGTCTGATAATTCTATAACTCTTGAGTTTCATCAAGATTTTGCAACATCAAATGTAGAAGCAACAATTTTTCCATTAATTGGAACTAATACAACAGTTGTTGTAAAACCAACTTCATCAGCAGTTAGCGCAACCAACCCTTCCTATTCATGCTCTGCGGCAGTAGTAGAATGGCAACCGCTTTCAGGTGCAATTGGCGAACTAGCCACCGCATCTGTTACTTGGCCAATCTCTGGCGCAATTACTAAGGCGGTCTAATAATGCCAAGAATAGTATTAACAAATGCTTCAGTTGTTTTTGCAAGTCAAGATATTTCAAGTTATGTAAGTTCAATAACTTTAAGTACCTCACTAGATGTAGTTGATACAACTGCATTTGGTAGCACTGCTCGTTCCCGTGTAGCAGGTTTGGCTGATAATCAAATAACTCTTGAATTTTTCCAGGATTTCGGTTCTGGACTTCTTGAATCAATTATTTATCCTACAATCGGAACATCTGCTGCAATGGTAATTAAACCAGTGGCAGGAACTACAACTACAAGCAATCCGCAATTTGCGTTTAACGCCTTGGTTTCAGAATGGCAGCCTCTATCAGGTGCCGTTGGTGAACTAGCAACAGCAAGTGTTACCTGGCCAATATCAGGCGCAATAACAAAAACAACCACATAACTAACTAGGGGGAAATAAGATGGATGGATTATCACTAAAAATCAAAACCAACGATGGTGTAGATGCAACATATACTTTGCGACCTCGCACCATCGTTGCTTTCGAGCAAAAGTTTGGCAAAGGATTGGCAAAGTTATTTTCAGAGGATCAAAAGATGGAACACATCTATTTCCTTGCTTGGCAATCACTAAAAGATAATGGCCGAGTTGTAAAACCCTTTGGCCCAGAATTTTTAGATACGCTTGAATCTGTTGAAATGGTTTCAGACCCAAATTCAGAATCCACCGAGATAGCCTAACCTTTGCAATTGCAACGGCCTCGGTGGAGTTGGGCATCTCTCCTATTGATTTGATTGATGCTCCAGATGGCGTTTTGGAAGCAATGTTCGCTTATCTAAAGGAAAGAGCAAAGGCAAACAAATATGGCCGATGAAGTTATTGTTCTAACAGGTATCAAAGAAACTGTTGATGCCCTAAAACAATTTGATAAAGCGGCGGCTAGAAAATTTAATAAAGTAATTAATGATGAATTGAACAGGGCTAAGAAATCAGCAGATAATTTAGTTGTTCAATTTACAAACCCTGTTTACGGAACTCCAATGCGTGGCTGGCGAAAAACACCAGCCACTAATCCAAGAACTAGAGGCGGCGCTGGATGGCCAGCCTGGGATGTTGGTACAATTCAGGCTGGCATTAAAAAGAGCCGTGTTCAGGGTAAAGTTCGTGGTGATTACACAACTAGCGCAGGTGCGTTAATAAACAGTAGCGCTGCTGGCGCAATTTTTGAAGTTGCAGGCAGAAATGCCAATGCTTCAAGAAATCAATTTGTTAGATATTTAAGTAACTCATTTGGCAAAGCCTCACGCCTTATTTGGGCGGTTGTTGATAAAGATAAAGAGGCAATCCAAAGGCGAGTTGCAGCAGCCTTAGAGGATGCTAAAAAAACATTACAAACTAATTTGAACAGTAGGAGTTGAGATGGCCGTTGGCGCAGTAATTGCAAGAATTATTACCCAGTATTCTGCCAAAGGCTCTAAACAAGCGCAAAAAGATATTGCAAAACTTGGAAAAGATTTTGATAAATTTGCCAAGAGGAGTGCAATTGCCTTTGCTGCCGCAGGCGCAGCCGTAGGCGCATTCGCCATCAAGGTTGGTAAAGATGCAGTTCAAGGCGCAATGGAAGATCAGAAACAACAGATCGCCCTAGCAACCGCCCTGCGCAATGTTACTGGTGCAACAGATGAGGCGATTGCCTCCACTGTTGAATATCTTGATAAGCAAGAACTTTTAGTCGGCGTTGATAATAAAGAATTAATCCCTTCTCTGCAAATCTTAGTTCAAGCGACAAAAGATTTAACCTCTGCTCAAAATTTACAGAACCTTGCTCTTGATATTTCGGCTGGAACTTCAAAAGATTTAGGCGCAGTTTCATTAGCCCTTGCAAAAGCATTAGGCGGAAATGTTGGCGCTTTAACCCGTCTAGGTGTGCCTCTTGATGCCGCCGCAGTAAAGTCAAAAGATTTGAATGCAATTTTAAATTCACTTGCAGCCACATTCGCTGGGCAGGCAGAGAAAAGAGCAGCAACTTTTGAATTTAGAATTAATAAATTAAACCTTGCCTTTAATCAAGTTCTAGATCAATTAGGTTACGCCTTAATTCCAGTTTTAGAGCAATTTGCTATTACTCTAGGAACTCAAGTTCTACCTAAATTACAGGCTTGGATTGATGCAAATAAAGATGAATTAATTGCTGGGTTAACTACAATTGTAGAAAAAATACCACAATTAATTACACTGGTATTTGATCTCTTTGATTACATCCAACGCAATCTTGGAACTATTAAAGTTCTAGCAGGATTACTGGTTAGCACATTTGCAGGCGCAAAAGTTTATGCTGGAGTAGTTGCATTAACTGCCGTCATTAATACATTAACAGCAGCCTTTGCCCGTCAAACAGCAGCAGCCAGCGCAGCAACAGTTGCAACAGCAGGTGCAACAGGTGGAGCCTCACTATTTGCAGCAGGAGCAGCACTTACCGCATTTGCAGCCACAGGCGCTATTGCATACGCAACTTTAACTAAAAACACCGATGCAGTTAAAGATCAAAACGCAGAGTTAGATGATTCAAGAAGATATTGGGCAAAAATCTACGATAGCAAAACTGTTAAAAGCACTGGCGCTATTAATACAAACATTGCTGGAATGGGTAAAAATACTAAGGCTTTAACTGAGGCGCAAAAGAAACAAATGCTAACTCAAGAAGCCTTAAATAAGTTACAGAAAATGGGAGTAACTCCAACCTCTGAAACTGACCCAATCCAACTTGAGGCAGTTAGATTAAACTTGCTTAAAGAACAAAACCTTGTTCAACAAAGAATGTATGATCAATTGCTGGCTAATTATCAAGCAACTGAAAGAATGAACATCGCTTCTCAGCGTTATGCCGACATTTTGATGGTTATTTCTGATACAAAGATAACCAGCGAAGAAATAAACCTTCTTGCTAGCAAATGGAATACAACTAATTATGAGGTTGTAAAATACATTGGCGCAATTACTGGCAATGTTAATCTTGGCGCAGGCTGGGATGCAGCAGGATTGGCCGCAGCCGATGGCTGGAAAAAGGCTCTTGCAGAACTAAATGCCTACCTAACAGCCGTTGGCAAGGAAAGATTTGTAGCACCAAAGGATGTGCCTACGACTACTTCACCTTCGTTGTTAGATGCGGTTAAAAAAACTACTGAGGATTTAAAAAGAGTAAATGAAATTAATAAAAACTTAATTGATAAAATTAAAAGTACTGTAAAAGTTCCTGATACACCTGCAAAGGGTGGGGTATCCTCTGAGGAGAAGGCAGTTCGTGATGCCTTGGCAAATTACTTAGCAGCAGATGATGCAATGAGAATATCAATGCCAAGTGCCTCTGATTTTACTAGCGGTGGTAGTGGTTCAGTAAATGTAATTGTTAATAATGCTGGAAGTACAATAACAAGTTCCGATTTAAATGATTCAGTTAGAAACGGAATCTTGGCTGCTCAAACATCTGGCAGAGCAATTACCACTACATTCTTGGCTCTATAATGCCAGGTACTCCAGTTCTTGGCGTTTCGATTGACTTTGCGAATGGGCCTGCCTTCGGAAACCCATTAATTTTAGATGATCCAACTACACCTCTTGGCACTGGTATCTTAGCGGATGCGCCAGGAGATGTAGTAGATGTTTCAAACATTGCATTACAGGTAAGCATTCGCAGAGGCAGAAACCGCATTCTTAATAAGTTCGAGGCTGGTTCTGCAATTGTTGTTTTAGCAGATAACAACGGCGACTTTTCACCTGCCAATGTTTCATCTCCCTATTATGGAAAATTGCTACCACTTCGCAAGATTCGTATCTGGGCAGATTATGATGATGGCTTTGGAACTGATCGCTACTATCTTTACTCAGGCTACATCACTACCTATAACAGCACCTATGGCCTTGGCGTTGAGGATACCTCTAAGATTACTTTGCAGTGTGTAGATGGTTTCAGATTATTAAATAACATCGGAATCACAACAGTGGCTGGAGCAGGCTCGCCTCAACTAAGCGGAGCCAGAATTAACACCTTGCTTGATGTTGTAA